TATTAGTGTTATGGGTACAATAGACAAAATCTTAAATTTATTAAAAATGAATAAAATAGAAAAAAGTTATTCTGTAAAATTTTATGCAGAAATGAAATTAGATGATGGACGTGTAATTGCAACAGAGGACGATCAATTTATGATTGGCTCTAAAGTATTCGCAGTAGGTGATGATGGTGAAGCAGATGCTTTAGCAGGTGGTTCTTATACTATGGAAAATGGTAATAGATTACTTGTAAGTGATGATTCTAAAATTGAAGATTTAGGTGAAGAAGCCGAATCAGTAGAAGAAGAAGATAAAGAAGAAGCTAGTGAAGAAACATTAGCAGAAGAAGCTGATGTTGCAGACTGGAAAGGTATGGAGATTAGAATTAAAAATCTTGAAGATGCTATAGCTGATTTAAAAGCTGATAAAGTAGAAGCAAGTGCTGAAACTAAAGAAGAAGAAAAAACAGAAATGTCTGCAGATGTTATTAGCGAACTAATGACGCAGGTGGAAGAATTAAATAGTAAGATAGTAGAATTATCTAATGAACCTGCTACTGATAGTATTAAATACAATCCTGAGGGAGATAAAAATACAACATCTACTAATTTAAGCAAACTATCGTCTAATGAGAGGGTAGCATATTACATTAATAATCTAAAATAAAAAAAAATGGCGAATAAAATTCAATTATCAAAAAAACGTGAATTTGACATAACTATCACAGGAGATACTTATGCAGGAATACACGCTATGCCTTATGTGACTGCTGCCTTAAGAAGTCCTGACACAGTTGCTAAGGGATACGTAAGAACAATAGATGGTTTAACTAAATCAGCAGTAATTAACAATATTGCTTCTACTAATCCTATTGTAGCAGCAGGTTGTTCTTTTAGTGATGGTTCTAATATATCTACTACTGAGCAGGTATTATTATTAACTGACCTAAAAGTAAACGAAGAAATTTGCAGAGGTACTGTATTCCCGACGTGGATGGGACAAGGAATGGACAGAAATGGTAACTTACCACAAGCATTTTCTGACTTCTTATTACAAGTTGTAGCAGGAAAAGCAGCAGCTCAATTAGAGATTGGTATATGGCAAGGTGGTGCTCCTTTTGGAGTAGGTTTCTTATCTGATGATGGTACACAAGATGAAGCAGGAGCAGATGCAAGTGCTTTAAAAGACTTTACAGAAGTTGACTATGCAACAGCAACTAAGTCTAACATCTTAGGACATATGGAAAAAGTATATGATGCAGTAGCAGCTAACCATTCAGGTATCCTAACTAAAGCAGGTGCAGGTTTTTATATGAATAATCAAATGTATGGTTTTTATATTCAAGCATTAGCAAGTGCAGGTTCTAACCAAGGTCAAGTATCTGGTGCAGGGTTTAACCTTGACGGAGAAAATATGACTTTCTTTGGCTTCCCAATATACAGATGTCCAGGAATGTTTAATGATGTTATAGTATTTACTTATCCTGAAAACTTAGTATTTGGTACTAACTTAGCTACTGATTGGACAGAAGCAAGATTAATACCAACTTACGAATATGACGGAAGTGATAACGTAAGAGTTACTATGAATTTTGCTGTCGGCGTACAAGTGGCGGTCGCTACAGACGGGGTATACGGAAGCACAGTTTGGACATAAAAAACACTTTAAATAGGGGGTTGAAATATTACCCCCTTTTTTTTAACTTTTAATAAATAAAATATATGAGTTGTCAATTAACAGCAGCAGTTGGCTTAGACTGCAAAGACCAAATAGGTGGCTTAAAGTCTGTGTTTTTCTGTAACGATTATTATGAAAATATAGAAAATGTAGATACTATAACTGCAGATAGTTTTATAATGACTACAGCAGGTTTTGCAACTTGGCAAGATGCAACTGGTACTACACCTGCAGCAGATGTTGTAAAAGTATTTAGGTATGATTTAAGACCTGATTTATCTAGTATGACTATTAACACAAATGCTAGTAAAACAAATGGTACTACTTTCTTTACACAAACATTATCATTAACATTACAAAAAATTAATGCAGCAGTCTCTTATCAATTAAGACTATTAGCATATAATAGAGTACAAGTATTTGTATTAGATAATAACGATAATTTATTCTTATTAGGATATAATAATGGTTGTGATGTTACAGCAGGTACGACTGTATCTGGAACTGCATACGGAGATCTTTCAGGCTTTACTATAGAAGTAAGTGCAGAAGAAAGAGCACCTTATATAAAAATAGGCGCAACACCACCAGATATTACAGATGCTAAATATCCATTTGATAAATTAGCTGATAGTGCTAGTTTAACAATTACAACAGCATAAGTAATAATAATTTTAATCAATTAAAGGGGGTTTTATACCCCTTTTTTTGTACACTAAAAAACAATTAATTAACTTTTATATTTATAATAAACGCTATGGTATACATTGTTCGTAAAGAGTGGAAAAATAAACGAGTTGAAAAATTTAATAAACCTTTTGAAGATTACACACAAGAAGAAATTAAATCTAAATTACCTTGTTTAATTGATAGATATTGGATAGAAGAAAAACCTAAAAAGAAAAAGAAAGATGTGGAAGTTAAAGACTAAATTTGAGGGAAAAGTTTTACATTCTATGGACTTGTTAAATGATCAAATGATTAAAAAAATAGAAGAAGATACTACTGATATTAAAACTGGTTTAAATTTTTTTGATAAATATTTTGAAAAGATATGATACAAGCAACACAAGATGCAAGTTTATCAAGATCACAGACTATAAATTTAAATTTATGGGATAGTGATTGGTTTAGAAGTGTTTATACAGTTAACCCTCATATACCATTAGTAAATATAATAAGCCAACAAACTAATAATAATAAAGTTTTTGCACCTTTTGCAATAGATTTTACTAATAAAGATAGATATGTATCTTTAACATATATAACTAATCCTAGCAACGAAAATTTATCATTAGGTTTAATTGAATTTGGTAATGACGATTATCCTTTTGGTTTTTATGATATGCAAATATTTGCAAGAGGTTCTGATAGTATGTCAATAATAGGATTAAATGCAGTATATACTGGTTTATTTAATATAACTAATGATGTTTTAGCTGTTAATTATTCTCAATACTCAACTAATGATACAGATACTAAGTCTGTTTATATAACTAATTAATTATGAATTTAAATCTAGTAGAATTATCACATTATAATATCCCCCATATAGTAGAAAAGACTAATCAAGATTGGGTAAGTTTTGGAGAAGATAACTTATACCCTAATTACCTTTTAGAATTATTTTTAGGTTCAGCGATTAATGGCGCATTAATAAAGTCAATCGGTGCTATGATATATGGCGAGGGTTTAGCTGCTACTGATGTAGACGATAACGAGGCTACTAAAGAATCTTTTTTAAAATTAAATGGATTATTACACGATTCGCCTGATGATGTCTTAAAAGACTTAGCAATGGACTTAAAGCTATTCGGTGGGTGTTATGTTAATGTAATATGGTCAAGAGATAGAAAGAGTATTAGTAAAATCATTCATATAGGCGCTCAATATATTCGTAGTGGTAAAATGGTAGAAGGCGAAATAGATACATATTATTATAGTTCTGATTGGTCTAAATTCAAAAAAGCTGAACACGCACCTAGAGCCTATAAAGCCTTTAGCACAACAGATAGAACACAAGCATCACAGATATTAATGATTAGAGATAAAAACCCTGCATTATTTTATGGGTTTGCACCTGATTATGTGGCTGCTACTGACTATATACAATTAGATTTAGAGATAGCACAATTCCATTTATCTAATATATCTAATGGTATGTTCCCAAGTATGGCTATTAATTTTAAAAATGGTGTACCAAGTTTAGACGAAAGGCGTACTATAGAAAGACAAATAACAGAAAAATTTACATCATCAAAAGCAGCAGGAAAGATATTATTAACTTTTAATGATGGTGGTGATACAACACCTGAAATAGTACCACTAGACACTAATAACGCTTCTGAAAGCTACCAATTCTTGTCTAAGGAAGTAGTAAATAAAGTGCTAAGTGGTCATAGGGTTACAAGTCCGCTCCTCTTTGGAATACGTGCAGAGGGTGGTGGTTTTGGTTCTAACGCTGATGAATTACGAGATAGTTTTAGCTTGTTTAATAATACAGTTATAATACCATTCCAGAACATACTTTTAAAGGGTTTAGATAAGATATTTAAAGTTAATGATATACAACTTGATTTATACTTTAAAACGCTTAAACCTGCTGATTTTATAGACTTAGAAGTATCAGAAACACAATCAGAAGAAGATCAAGAAAAAGAGGGTGTAAGTAAAGAAGATATAAAAGATGATTTTGTAGAAATGTCTGATGATGATATGGGTGTTGTCTATGATGATTTAGAGGGCGAAATAATAGAAGATGATAAATGGGAAGTAGTAGACGAAAGAGAACAAGGCGCAGAAGAATCTTATGAAAATTGGGCGAAACGATTAATAAGAGAAAATAAAAAAGAAGAATTTGCAGACGAGATAAAAAGCAATGAAGATAAGTTTAGTTATTTAGATAAATCATTTTATAGAGTACGTTTTAAATATGCAGTAGGTAGTAGAAAGCCAAGTAGTTCAACAAGATTATTCTGTAAAAATATGATGCGACTAGCTAAAGGGGGTTTTGTTTATAGGATTGAAGATATTGATAAAGCAAGTGATGCAGGAATAAATAGACAATTAGGACACAAAGGACGTAAATATGATTTATTCAAATTCAAAGGTGGAGTATATTGTAGACACGTATGGAAAGAGGTTTTATACAGACTTAAAAAAGGAACAGAATTAAAAGATGGTTTAAGTTTAGATGATGATTATAATAAGGTGAAAAAAATACCTAAGACTTATGTTAGAAAACCTAAAGGATTAAAAGATAGTAAAATAGCACCAGTTAATATGCCTAATGAGGGACATTACCCAGGCGTAAAATAAATTAAATTATGGCAATACAACATACACTATACATATCAGCAACAAGACTAAAGACAGATTCAGCTATTGGTGGTTCTGTAGATGATGATTTAATAATGCCTTATATATTATTGGCTCAAGATATGCACATATTACCTGCACTTGGTACTGAATTAGATAATGATTTAAAAGGGCATATACAAGCAGGTTCATTAGCAGGAGATAATAAAACATTAGTGGAAACATATATACAACCTGCATTAGTACAATTTGCATTTTCTGAATTAATCCCCTACCTTCGCCTTCGTTTCAGTAACAATAGCGTTGTCGTTATGGGTGCTACAGAACAATCTAGTAGTGCATCTTATGAAGATTTAAAACCAGTAATGGACACAGCAACAAATGCAGCAGAATTTTATTTAAAAAGATTAATTACTTATATTAGAAATAATACTGCTTTATATCCAAAATATAATACTAATACTGGTGCTGATTTAGATCCTAATACAAGTGCATACTTTTCAGGAATACAATTAGAACCAACAGCACCAAGAAGCAATAGATTAAAAAGTTTTTTACAAGGTGCAAATATTACTATTTATGGGTGTTAAGCGTAAAGAATACCCTTCTAGTAAAGAGAATTTTAAGAAGTTAAAAACATATATTAAAAAATTAAATAATGGCAGGACAAAGATTAACCGACAAGACAGCATTAGAACAACAAACGGGTAGTGGTGATTTATTTATGGTAGTTGATGTTAATGACACTACTGGTAGTGCAGCAGGAACTAGCAAGAAAATAGATTCTAAATACATCATACAAACTGATAAATTTTCTTTAAGTAATGCAGAAGTATTAGCTTTAGATACTGCACCTAAAACATTAGTAGGTGCATTAAGTGGTTATATGGTAACTCCTATTAGTGTAACTGTTTTATGCACTTATGCTTCACCAACAGAAACAGCAAGAAAAGATTTATTATTTGGTTTTGATGAATCAAGTGATTTTTTTTGTTGGGCAAAAGTTGATTCTGCTATGGACACATTAACTTTTAATGGCACATACGTTATACAAGGGCGAGGTGAACCAAGAACTGTATCTCTTGATGCAACTATATTAAATAAACCTTTTAAAGTATGGGCTGAAGGCGCAGGTTTTAATGGTGGTTGGTCTTGTGATATTTATGTAACTTATGCTTATACAAAAATATTATAATGGAAAAGTTAGAGTATTTTAATTGTTTTTTATGTGGCAACCTTTTAACTGTAGGTATGATACCAATGGAAACATTAACAGAAACCATCATTTTAGGACTTGTAGGGGGTTTTGTTGCTATGCTTAGTAAGGATATATATCAATGGATTAAAAACCTCTTAAAACGTCTTAAATGAAGTTTAAGTATTTTACATACAGAGAGTTTGATTGTAAAAGTGGACAAGGCAAAGGAGAAAATATGGACGATAATTTTATCTGTATGCTAGATGATGCTAGAGAAGAAGCAGGAATACCATTTAAAATAGTATCAGGGTTTAGAACACCTGAATATAATAAACAGCTAATAGATTATGGTTTTAAAGCATCTCTTACTTCTTCACATATTCAAGGATTAGCAGCAGATATTGAGGCTAAGAGTTCAGAAGAACGATTTAAAATATTAACAGCTTTATTAAAAGTTGGGATTAATAGAATTGGATTGGGTGAAGATTTTATACACGCAGATTATGACCCAAATAAGAAATCAAAATTAATCTGGAATTATTATTAACTAATAAATAAAATATGTTAGAATTTATAGGACAAAACTGGTTAGAATTATTAATAGGCTTTATGGCTTTTTTAAAGATAGTTACTAACCTAACACCGACTGAAGAAGATAATAAAGTATTTAGTTGGATAGATAGTATATTTAATGCAATAGTACCTAATTATAAAAAAGGTGGTGGGCAACATTAAAAATATATTAAAAGTCTTAGATATTACATCAATATTTAAAGATAAAAAATACGGAGATTTGAAAAGGTGGTCAGCTAAAAGAACAATAGGTAGTGTTATAGTTGCTTATGCAATTAGTGCTATGAATGGTGCTATAACTTGGGAGGGTATTGTACTATGTTTAATTGGTGTATTACCACTATGTTTATCAATGTTGGAGAAAAGCGAGGGGTGCAAAGGCAAATGTAATAAATGCTAAAAGATCATAGACTAAGATTAACTAAAGCTGAACACGATTTAATAAAAGAAAATCGTTCTAAAGAAGTTAGGAATGTTTTAGTTATTGGTGATTTACACGAACCATTTTGTTTAGACGAATATTTAGACTTTTGTATTGAGCAGTATAATAAGTTTAATTGTACGCAAGTTATTCTAATTGGCGATTGTTTAGATAACCATTTTTCAAGTTATCACGAATCAAGTGCTGATGGAATGGGTGGCGCAGACGAATTAGAATTAGCTATTAAAAGAATTTCAAGATGGTATAATGTATTCCATAAAAAAGGTACTAAAGTTATTATCGGAAATCACGATAGACTTATTATGCGTAAAGCACAAACATCTGCAATACCTAGCAAATGGATTAAAAGCTATAAAGAAGTATTAGGTGTACCAAATTGGGAATTTGTAGAAAGATATGAACAAGATAATGTTCAATACATTCACGGAGAAGGGGGTACTGCTAGAACTAAATGTCGTGCAGATATGCAAAACACAGTACAAGGACATTTACACACACAAGCATATTGTGAACATTATGTAGGTCAAAATTTTAGAGTATTTGGTATGCAGGTTGGTTGTGGTATAGACCACGAAAGCTATGCAATGGCTTATGCTAAGTATGGTAAAAAACCTGCTATTGGTTGCGCAGTAGTGTTAAATAATGGAACGCTACCGATTAACCTTTTAATGAGCCTTTAAGCTATATTCCCTAACATAAGCATATTTAGTAGATCCATCTAATTTAGAATACCTTGTAGGCACTTTAATATCTCTGGTAACTATTTCAATACCTATTTCTTTTAAATCTCTTATAGTGCCTTGTAAATCTGCTATACCTAAATGTATTATAGCATCTTTAGTTGTTATTGAATTACTTTGTAAGTAATTGTATAATCTAGCTTTATGTGTATTTGGTTTCATATTATATATCTTTATATATTCCTATTAATTTAAATGTTGATTCATCTTTAATTAGATCTTCTAAATAAGTATCTAATTCTTTTTCTGTTCCATAAAATTTCATACTACCATATTTTAACATTTGCGATTCAGAATCAAAATATCCTTTACCTTCTATTGTCCAGGTATGTTTAATTAAATCTTTGTCTATATAGTCAAAAAAATCATTAGTTATTTGGTTTATATTTTCTAGTTCTTTCATAATTTATATATTTATTATTTGACAATGTTCGTTACATTTTGAACAGATGTCTGTTTCTAATATTACTTTACTACAACAACAATTAGAAACTTGTTCGTTGTGTAGCATATTATTCTGAACCTCAAATAAGGCACGATCTAAAAAGGCTTGTATGCTTTGTTCTAAATTCATTATATTTTATTTAAAAGGTTAGTAATTGAATCTAATTTACCTTTCATTATTTGAAGTCGTAAAGTTGTCTCTCTAACCTCTTTAATGTTTTTTGAGCTATTTAATTCTTCTGTAGTTTCTCTTATTCTTCTTTCTGTATTTACTTTATTTTCTATTAATGAGAATCTTAAAGTAATTTTATCGTTTGCAGTTAGTTCTAATATCATATTTTTTGATGCTCTTAACACCTTTTATTTTAAATTATTATAAATATCTTTTAAATCATTATCAGGCAGTAGGATTAATAAATTTAATAATTCCTTTTTTAAATTCTCTCTTGTTTTTTCTATTGCCCATTTTTTAGATATTGTTTCTGCTAATGTATATTTATTCATTATGTATTTTTTTTAATTATTGATTATTCAGCTAATATATAAAATAATCTTTATATAAAACAAATATTACTATTAAAAAGATTTTATAAGATATTAACAATACCTTTGTTTATAACTATTAAATTAATATTAGTATTATTAGAAAATATTTAATATAATTGTAAAATAATTAATAATAATATAATATGAATTGGAATAAATATAGACAAGACCAGATTAAACTGGCTATGTTTCAGAATGAAATATCTAAAATGGAATTATCAGAGCATTTAGATATGTCTTACCCTACAATGCTGAACAAATTAAAAGACGTGGGATCATTTAAATTAAGCGAATTTGACAAGGTATGTACCTATCTTAATTTAAATATTAACGAATTAATAATAGATAATGGAACAAGAAACTAAACAAGATATACTAAATAGATTATTTATAGAGAATAATTTAACAGATGAGGACTATTTTAAGCACAAATTTTACACTATCTTGACAAGGTCTGGAATAGAAAAATTGATGTACAATAATAATATAGATATTTCTTATGAGTTGTTATATAATTCAATAGATAATAAATGTATAATAATAAAAGCAACTGGTAAAATGGGTGATAAAGTAATAGAAACTTTTGGCGAAGCTGCACCTAATAATAATCAAAATAGTTACCCAGTAGCAATCGCCGAAAAGCGTTCAATGAGCAGGTGCGTTTTAAAACTTTGCAATCTGTATACCCACCAATGTTTTGGTGAAGATGAAGCAGATGCGTTTAAAAGAAATAATAATTAATAAATAAAAAGATATGTATAAAATAAGAGGTAAAATATTAGATAGTAAAACAGAAACTATTGAAAGTAAAAAAGGTGATACATTTGAAAAGATGTTAATAACATTAGAAGAAACTGAATCAAGTTTTGACCATAAGCATCAGTTTGAAATATTTGGTAAAGAATCTATTGAAGCGCAACAAGGTAAAGTTAAAATAGGTAGTTTTGTTAAAATTGATTTTTATATTAAAAGTAACGAATGGAAAGGAAAATATTTTGTTTCTTTAAATGTTAAAGATATTTTAGTAGAAGAACAAGCTACAAAATTAAACGAAGATTTACCATTTTAATCTAACTAAGAAGGGGGGAATGGGGGCGTTCCCCTCTTTTTTTAACCAAATACACTAATGAAGAAAACATACTTACAACATCAATCTAACAGCTTTACAGATATTAAAATAATTAAAATGAGGTCTAAGCTAGGCATAGAATCTTATGGTATATTCTGGGCGTTATTAGAATTATTATTTAATGAAGAAAATAAACTTTGTATAGATGACTATTCAGTATTAGCATTTAGTTTACAATGTGATGCAGACAAATTAAAAAGCGTTATAGAGGATTTTGATTTATTTATAATAGAAGATGGGTGTTTTTATTCTAAACGTCTAAACGATCATATAGAAAACATTAATAGTAAGAGCCTAAAAGCTAAAGAAAGTGTTAATAAAAGGTGGGAAAAAATACGAACGAATAACGATAGTAATACTAGTAGAGTATATAAGAGTATAGAAGATAATAGTAAAGTAGATAAAAGTAAAGTAAATAAAAGAGTTATTGAATTTAAAAATTCAATCAATCAAATAGAGGGGGTTAATAATAATGATAAAGATAATTTTTTCTTATACTGGTCTGAATTAAATAAATCAGGCACTAAACAAAAATTTGAATTAGAAAAAACTTGGGATCTAAACAGACGATTAAAAAGGTGGAGTAATTCATCATTTAATAAAAAAGAAAATGGTATTAAATTCCCTGACTATTACGATATTCACTTTGCTAAAAGAATAGAACAAGATCAGAATGCAACATTATTATATCATAAACACCTTGAAAGTATTGGTTATATTAAAGAATTAAATACTTGGAATGGTTCTTCTAAATGGATAAAAAAATGACTGAATACGAATTACAAAAAGCAGTATGTAAATACTTAGATTTAAAAGGGGTTTTATATTGTTCTTCAAATGGTGGAATATACCAACCTCATTTTAGTCAAAGAATTAAAGCCAAAAAGTCAGGATATAAAAAAGGTTTTCCTGATTTATTTATCTATGAGCCAGTTGGTAAATTTCACGGATTAGCAATAGAATTAAAGGTAGGTAATAATAGAGCTACTAAAGATCAATTAAAATGGCGTGATGAATTAAATAAACGCAATTATGTATCTGAGATATGTAATGGAATAGATGAAACATTAAAAGTTATTAATCAATATTTAAAATTATGAAATACAATGATAGAAATAAACAAAATATACAATGAAGATTGCTTAAAAACAATGTCAAAAATACCAGATAATTATATTGATTTAATCGTTACAAGTCCACCATACAACAAGGGTTATTGGTCAAGTAATAGAAATGTAAATAATGGATTTAAAACCAAATCCAGAAGGATAGAATATGACACTTTTATTGATTGTTTAAAACCAAAAGAATATATTGAAAATCAAAAAAAAATTATTAAAGAATGTTTAAGAATTTTAAAACCTTCTGGTTCTTTGTTTTATAATCACCAACCAATACAAAAATTACATCAAGAAATTAACCCTTTATATGTGTATGATTTTCCTGTAAAACAAACTATAATATGGAACAGAAAAAACACACCTAAATTAGATAAAAGTTATTTTTTTCCAATTATAGAGTATATATATTGGATTCAAAAAACCAAATTAAGTAGAGTTAAATTCGACAGAAAAAAAGCAATATTTAATAAATGTATTTGGGAAATTCCTCCTGATAGAAAAAATAAATTTTCAGCACCCTTCCCAATTGAAATTCCTTTAAATTGCATATTATCTTGCACAAACGAAAATGACATTATTTTTGATCCATATATGGGGTCAGGAACAACTGCATTTGCTTGTATAAAGACTAATAGAAAATATATAGGCTCAGAAATAAGCAAAAACTTTTTTGAATTAATTAATAATAAAATAAAAAATTAAAATTATGAAATTACCAATATCATTTGATTTAACGCCAAAAGGCAAAATAGTAGAAAGAAAGCATATAGGAGAAGCAGGATATGCTGAAAATATACAATATAATTTACAATTTAATGTAAGAGAAATTGGAGTAATGATTTCTTATTATGGAGAAGATGATACTTATTTTGATGAGGATAGAATAGATGAATTAATAAAGAAATTTCAATGACAATTAAACCAACATTTTTTAATACAAGAAAAGAAAGATTATACTGGAATTATACAGATACTAACAACTACTTGTTCACAATTATTTTTGATAGTGGTGCAGAATTAAATTTTATTTTAAGAGATTTGAAAAAAAACAATAACATAGTAAATTATATTTATAAGAAGTTGCATAATAGATTTAGTAATATTTTAGAGATACACACAGACAAGATAAGTCTAATAGAATACAATTATTTAAAACAATATAATACACCATCTGTTATTAAAATATGTTAAATAACTACCTAGAGTTAAATTATAACAAGCTAAAATCAATGGCTTATAATGTAACGAGTGGTAAAGATACTGACGATTTATTAAGTTTTGTAATTGAAGAATTATATAAATGTGA